CGATGAAGGGCGTGCCTATTTCAACGTTGCCTTTACACACTACCTACTCGTTTTAACTTACGAAATGACAGGTGAACAATTAGCGCAAGTAGTCGAAGTGATAAACGAGAACGAACGCGTAACAAAAATAAGACTTACCACCGTTGGTCTTGTCGACGCGGGCAAATACAAGTACGACGTGTACGGGCAAAACAGCTCGAGCAATTTAGATCCAACAAATGCTTCCGTAGTTGGACTTGTTGAACGAGGTTCAATGATACTTCAAAACGGAACAATTTACTTTGACGTTTCAACGCCTACGATACCCGTAGACGTAATATATACAGGTGCATAATATGAGCAACATTCAGTCTATAAATCTTTCAGCATACGAACCAGTTGAAGCAATCGAGAAAGAGAATCGCGCAGGTTGGATTGACTACGGTTTTAACAACCTTTTTCCACAGCACCTCATAACACTATACTACAACAGTCCTATTCACAACGCGTTGACGAACTCAATTGCTTACATGATTGAGGGCAAAGGAACGGGAACGATTCTAGACAACGCATTGCAAGGTATTGCCTTCGACTTAAAGTTGCAAGGTTCATTTTGTGCTGAAGTCATTTGGTCGTTGGACTTCACTCGCATTGTACAAATCAATCATTTGCCTTTTGAGAACTGTCGACTTGCATACGACAAAGACGAAGATGATATTACAGGAATTTTCTATTCGAAAGACTGGGCAAACACAAGAAGCAAAAAAGGTAAACCCGAATTTATTCCTGCGTTCAATCCGTCCATCGCGCAAGAACAACCAAGACAAGTTATTTACGCACACGGCATGATGGCAGGTTCTTCGTACTACGCGAAACCTGACTACTTCGGTGCGTTGAACTACGTTGAGTTAAGCTATCAAATGGGAATGTATCACGTCAACAATATCTTAAACGGACTATTCCCTTCATTCATTATTAACTTCTTAAACGGAATACCGCAGAAAGAAGAACGCGAAGCTATTCGTCGTGAATGGGAAACACGATTGAGCGGTGCAAGTAACGCGGGCAAGTTCTTAATGACCTTCAACGAAGATCCTTCACGCGCTCCACAGATACAAGACTTTCCTTTGTCGGACGCTGACAAGCAATATCAATTTTTATCAGAAGAAACAGCGAAGCAAATCATGGTTGGACACCGCGTTGTGTCGCCATTGATTCACGGCATACGCGACACGACAGGATTCGGAAGTAACAAGGACGAAATGGTTGTTGGTTTGGAGATATTCAACACGCAGGTTATTCGTCCATATCAAAGAATTATCGAAGATGTTTTCACACCAATTCTAGGCGACGTTAATATACAGATGAACTCAGTATTTGAAGACGGAGTTGCGATTGATTCTAACGCACCTATTGACGTAATAGACATACCTTCAACAGACGTAACAGAAACACCAACAGGAATAGCCGAAAAGGTGAGCGACGTAACGTATAACGGAGCGCAAATCGCGTCAGCTTTGGAGATTGTCGCAGCGGTTGGTCTTGGAACATTAACGCAAGAACAAGCAATTGTTTTCTTGGTTCAATTCTTAGGTCTTGATGTTGACGTTGCGAAGTCGATGTTCCAAACAGGCGGTGACGCGGTGGCTAAATTGTCCGCTCAAAAAAAAAAAGTTGTAGCGAAGAAGAAAGTTGCGGTTGCTGAAAATAAAATAAGCAAAGAAGAAGGTGAAGCGTGGGTTGCACACTTACGCGAAAAGGCTGAATACATCGACGAACAAGAATGGGAGTTAATTTCTGACGAAGAAGTAACTAACCCAGACGACGAAGAAAAGTTTCGCACCGAGTTTATGAGCGTTCGTGGTTATTCAAACCCCGATGAAAGAAGTGATTCACTCGATACTGGTCTTTATAAAGTACGTTACTACTACTCAACAAATTTCACATACAAAGACGGCGAAATTGTAACGCGTGACTTCTGTCAAGAAATGGTTGCACTTTCAAAAGCAGGAGCGTTATTCCGTTACGAAGACATTCAAGAAATGAGCGACGCAGGGGTGAACGGACAGTTCGCACCCGCAGGGCAATCACGGTATAATTTGTTCATTTTCAAGGGGGGGGTCTATTGCAGGCACGCTTTCTTTAGAAAAGTCTTTGTACGCAAAAGAGAGAAAGGTCGCTTCCTTCCAAACAACGGATTGAAGAACGACAGAGTTGTAACAGGCGGTGTTGCAAACGAACTATTTCCAAAAGGACAAGAAGCGGTTCGTCCGAACGATATGCCGAATAGAGCATCATTAAAATATAAATAAAAACTACAATGGCACTACAACCCGAAGTTCTACTCATTGACGAAAACTATATCAAAAAATATACTTGGATTAACGGAAGCGTTGACCCGTTGCTTATGTATCCCGCTATCTATTTGTCGCAAGACAAGTACGCGCAATTGTATTTAGGTACTGACCTTTACAACCGCATCAAAGAAGATGTAGTAAACGACGATATTACGGGCGCATACGCGACGCTTCTTGACAATTACTTGCGTCGCATGATAATGTGGTGGACGATGTACGAAGTGCTTCCGCATTTGTACGTTAAGACCGATAACGGAAGTTTAGTAATTCGCACAAGCGAAGACACTCAACCTATCTCACAAACAGACTTGCAGAACTACCGCGATCAAGCGCGTCAACAAGCGATGTTTTACACACAGCGAATGGTTGACTTTTTGTGTCAGAACAGCGCAGACTTTCCAGAATACTTAACAAATACAACAAATCAAATATGGTCACAAACAAATGTTTATCCGTCGAACGCTTTCGAGATTAGCGACGGACGCGACAGACGACCTTACGAATATAGAAGACCAGGATTAGGTTGGTTCAGATAACTAAAATAAAACACATGGCTACAAGGGGACGAAAGAAAGACATGGTAAAACAAAAGATTTACGAAGAAAAATTCCGTAAATATTTAGTAAGAAAAGAAAAACAAATAAAAAAGTTATCGAATGAAAATTAACGCTGAAGGTTACGCACTTATAAAACATTTTGAAGGTTGTCGTTTGAAGGCCTACCGTTGCCCTGCGGGTGTTTTAACAATTGGTTTTGGGAACACCTTCTACGAAAACGGCGACCGTGTTAAAGAAGGCGACGTAATAACGCAACAACGCGCGGACGAGTTAGCGAAGTTTATAATTGACCAGTTCGCCGTTTCAATCACTCCGTTTATTTTACAACCGTTAACTGAAAACCAATTTAGCGCGTGTGTTTCACTAGCGTACAACATCGGAACGGGTGGCTTCAAACGTTCGTCGGTATTCAAGAAACTAAACGTGAACCCAACAGACCCAACAATAGCTAATTCTTTTCGATTGTGGAATAAAGGCGGTGGTGTTGTTTTGAAAGGTCTTGTTCGTCGTCGTGAGGCTGAGATACAACTATATTTTAAAGCATAACGAAAATTATATTTTAACGTGAACACAGAAACCGAAATAGCTTTGATACACGAAGAGCTTCAAAATATGAATAAAAAGATAGACCGAATCTATCACGTTCTTATTGGTGACGACGAAATGAAAATTGAAGGTCTTGTAAGTAAGGTACAAAAGCACGACAAGTATATTCAAAACCAACGCCTTCAAGTGGCGCGTTTGGGTGGTATTGCAACCGCAGCGGGTATCGTTGGCGGTTTAATTGTTCAACTAATTTTAAAAATGATATGAAAGACTGGTTCAACTCTTTGTTAAGTAATTGTTCGAAAGTATCGAGCAAGCGAGTTATTGCTATATTTGTTGTAACAAATTTGATTCTTTTAAGTTACATCGCCACGTTTTCTGAATATGACTGTCCGATTTCAATGTTTGACACACTTGCATTGTTAACGGCAGGTTTGTTCAGTGGTACTGTGATTGAAAAGTTTACTAACAAAACAAAGAATGGCAAGACCACAGACAACAGCAAGACAAATAGCAACGGAAGTTTGTAGCAAATTTCCTGAAGCCCCGTCTCTTACTTTGGCAAAGAAGTTATTTGCTGAATATCCTGAAACTTACATAACACAAGAACACGCTCGTTCTTTTATTCGCGGTATTCGTGGTAAGCATGGAAAGAAAGAAAAAAAACTTACGGCGGACAAATCTTTGTTTGACGCAAAGCCGCGACCATTGAATCCATTTGTGCTTCCAAAGTCTTACGCAAAAAAGCGTAGACATATCGAAGTAAAGGGAACGAAGTTTTTGATTCTTTGCGATGTTCACATTCCTTACCAAGACAACGAAGCGTTAACCGTTGCAATAAACGAAGGAGTTCGTCAAGGGTGCGACGCTGTGATTCTTAACGGCGACGCGTTAGACTGTCACATGATTTCAGACTTTGTCAAAGATCCACGCAAGCGAAAATTCAAAGATGAGTTGTACGCGATGCGTCAATTTGTGGACACGTTAAGACAGCAATTCCCAACGGCAAATATTTATTACAAAGAAGGCAACCACGAAGAACGCTACTGGCGTTATATGCGTGTGAAAGCTCCTGAGTTATTCGACATTGACGCGTTCGACTTCGCGTCGTTGTGTCATTTAGATAAACACGATATTAAATGGGTTGACGGCAAGAGCAAGTTAAACATAGGCAAACTTTCAATCTTTCACGGACACGAATTTGGAAAACAATTCCTTCCTTCAGTCAACGTGGCGCGTGGGTTGTTCATGAAGACAAAGGTGAGCGCGTTATGTGGACATCATCACCAGACAGCAGAACACAACGAGCGCGACGCGAACGGAAAGTTTATAACGTGTTGGGGTGTTGGTTGCTTATCTGAATTATCTCCAGACTACAACCCGTATTCAAAATACAATCATGGATTTGCTATTGTAGAGTTGGGAAAAAATGGTTACTTTAGCGTCAAGAACCTGCGTATACACGAAGGACAAATTTTATAAACCTAAAAAAAAATAACTATGTTAATCGGAACAATCTTTTCAGTCACTTTATTAATTGCAATTGTATGGGCGCGAGGCATCGACAAAATGTCGAAGGAACACCCAGACTATAAAGGCGAAGATTTTATCTAATATGGACAAAAGAGAATACCAACCCGACGCACTTGTTGTTGTAATTGCAACATCTGTTTTTTGGCTGCTTGTTTATTTTGCTTTTTCGAATTTAAAACCGAAAATTGAACCGCAAGTTGAACTACAAAAACAGGACAGCATTATTAATTATAACGAAGGCGAATATCAGATGTTAGTTGAAGAAACGATTGAACTAAAAGAACAACTTTCTTATTATGAAAACGCTCAACATTCAACCAAAACGACCTACCGCACTCGTCGTGATACTATTCTTCGTATCGATACTATTCGTAAAACTGATGTTATCTATTTAGTGAACGCTTGCGATAGCGTTATTGCTTCCGATTCGCTTGTAATTAACAATTTAACGGAACAATTGAACGTTGAAGAAAGAAAGATTAACAACTTGCAAGAAGTGATCGTTGCTTATGAACAGAAGTCGGAGATATTGACCGAAGAAATTAACACTTTGAATGCTGATAAAAAGAAATTGGAGAAACAAAAAAAGCGCAGAAACCACGCTTTAATTGTAACATCGTCCGTCGCTATTTTGTCGACGTTTGTTCTGTCAATTTTACTTTAGATTCAGGAATATAAAACTTCATTGAGAACTGGATTGCTTCGCTCAGGAATATATTGCGACTGTTCTCTCCGCGCTTCTCGTCAATCTCGTTCCACAGGTCTTTGTGTAAGTACACGCATATTCCTTTTTTAGTTTTGCTCTGAGCCATCTTTTATATAATTTTTTGAATTGTAGTATTCTTCTGCATCTTGTTCTGTGCTATAATCGTAGCAACCACAACCATTAGAATCTCCATCTAAATAAGCATTTTCAATTTCCATTTTATGAAGTTCTTTAGCTTTTGGAAATAATTCCTTAAACCAAATATCCAATTCTGAATCAGGTCTAAATTCAATTTGCTTTTCAAATTCAGATATAAGCCATTCAATGCTAGTTTGCATCTTCTTTGTTTTTAGTCATCATTGTTCCAATCATTAACGCTAAGTATATTTTCTCTTTCGCGTTTAGGTCTTTGCGTTGAGAAAGTTCCAGAAGAATATCTCCAAGAATCTTTCCCTGTTGGAAGTAAGTCGCTATTGAATTGACGATTTCGCGCTCACGATCGTATGTCATTTTGAGCGTTTCGTAAAGTGGTGTGTTTTTCATTATGCTAAATTATTAAATTGTTTTTATCCTACAACATATTGTCCATAACTTGGATTGAGTTCGAAGTACATTCTCATCATTATTGCGTCGGCAACGTCAGGCGAAATACCTTCGCGGTTCTTGATTACGTCCTTCGGTGTGACCATAAGTTTTCCGTCCACGTCAGCGCGGTGTCGTTTAATCATTTCGAGTTCACGCACGATTTGTTCTTTGCGCGTACTGGATAAGATAGTGAGCCGATTCTCCTCGACGTACTGCGCCAACTTATAGTAACATTCGCTTTTCAAATTTTGGTATTGTGGGTGCTTTGGTTTAGATCCGTTGACAAACCCTCGACACTTAAGAAAATCAACCACTCCACCGCCAACTC